GAGAAAGAGATAGAGATAGATACTCTTACGTCTGGCGACGAGCCTCCCGCTCCGATGGATTATCAGTCCATCATGGATTCTTTCAACCGAATATGCACTTCACAGCCAAAAATCAAGATCATTACGGAACCAAGAAGGAAAGCAATTAAAAGGGCCTCTAAGACGGTGGAGGCAAACGGCGGGTTCGAATCCCTGTTTCAAAGGGTAGAAAGATCGGACTTTCTATCCGGCAGGGTGAAAAAATGGATTTGCGGTTTTGATTGGATACTGAAACCGGCCAACCTCACCAAGATTCTGGAAGGAAACTACGACGGAAAGAACGGAGCGGCGGCCCAACCGGATTATACGGATACTTCCCGGTACGAGAATACAAGATGGGAGGACTGAGGATGGACGGAAACCATTATGAAACCATCAGCGATACGGAATTTTGCCCGGAATGCGGAAAACCCATCGTATACGGACATACCGAGCTTATGGGTACGGAATACAATATGCCGCTGAAATGCCGCTGCGTGATCGAGCGGGAAGAGAAGGAACGGGAACAGCGGATTATCCAAGGCCGCGAACGGATTCGCCTGGATATGCGGGAATTTGCTGGATTAAGCAAGCGAAATTTTAACCAGAGGTTCCGCAACTATCAGCCGGACAAGGGACAAACAGAGGCTTTCCAGGCGGCCAGAGCATTTGCTAAGGCGTACATAGAGGGAAAGAACGACGGAACCGGCCTGTTGCTGATCGGCGGCGTGGGAAGCGGAAAAACCCATCTTGCCGCCGCCATCGTAAACGCCGCAATAGATTATGTGCCGATTTCGGATTATGAAGCGGAGTGGTGCGGCGATGGGATTCGGTGCGGAATTACGCCGTCCAGCGGAACCCGGTTCATTGGGACGGTGGAATTGATGGAACGGCTAAGAGAAACATACAATTCGAGCGTATCCAGTAGTGCCCAGGAGATTATCCGGCGGTATCAAGAGGCTAAACTTCTAGTATTGGATGATTTGGGAGCAGAAAAGCCCAGCGATTGGGCAAGGGAACGCTTGTTTGAAATCATCGACCGGAGATACAACGACTGTACCCCGGTAGTAATCACCACCAACGCGGATATTATGGAGCTGCGCCAGAAATTGGGGGATCGGATATGTGACAGAATCCGGTCCATGTGCACTACCTATACCGTCACTTCCAGGAGCCACAGGAAAACGGGAAGCATTTCTCAGGCCGAGGCAGGCGAAGGCAATGACTTTGATATACCGCCGGATATTGAACCGAAGGAAAAGAGCATTTATGAGAGAATGCGGGAATAAAAATCCTGGATTTCTGCTGATAGGAGTATTTGATATGGACGAGCAGGCAAAGGCATTTGTTGAAGCCCGGAAGAGGTTGGAGGGAAACCGACATGAGATGGTATAAAATTGGTAGCTACCGAATGTATTTGGAACGATTACCGAACGCCAGCGTAGAAGTATTCGACTGCTGGGCCAGGATCACAGGAGCCGATTTGTACACGTGGGAAAATCCCAATGACCTAATTCGATATTTGCAATGTGGCGGACACGGATACCATTTTAATCCAGAACGACCACCATGTACGGATCACGCAAGGCTATTCAAAAATTCGCGATCCGGCGAAGTTTGGTTTATATCTCAGCCTTATGATTATTTTGGCGATATTCTACAACAGCTAACACCCTGGTTATATGAGCACCACCTAACAGGGGAGATATATGGGCCTAGACATAGCTGGTATTATCCCGGTTCGACAAGTCTCATTATCATAAAGGGGGATGGTAAAAATGGCAAGCATATTCATCAATAGTCTGTACATGCTCGGGAGTATTATGGCCCTCGGGCTAGGGGTTATGATTGTAAAGGCCGTAATTGATACGCTGCGGAAAAAGTGAGGGAAAACAATGGTAGAAAAATATAAATGCAAAATATGCGGTTTTAGATTTAATGCAAATAAACTTGAACGATATACTGTTGGAGACAATGGAGGCTTAGTGCAGAGTCTGGCAAATGGAAATAAAAAATACGATGCCTTTGATTGCCCTTTGTGTGGTTGTCAAAATGTTGTGGGGGTGCGGTTGGACCGCGTGGAGGATAAGCAATGCCGAATAAGCGAGACCTGAGACTAGAACGGTATAGTATTGGGAAATACGCATACCGGGAACTACATAATTTTTGCTTGCAGTACCCCGAAAAGAAGCGGAGGTTGAGGGAACTGGAATCCCCGTATAAAAGCCCGCAAATCACGGGAATGCCTTCCGGGAGCGGGCCGGGTGATCCCACAGGCCGAAACGCGGAGCGGGCCTCTGTACTCTCAGGTGATATAGACCTGATCGAACGGACGGCGGTGGCCGCTGCGGGCAAGGACGCTTTATGGCTGCTGAAAAATGTAACCCAGGGAATAGCGTGGGAGTATATGCCGGTAAGCTGTGGGCGGCGGAAATTCTACGATATGCGGCGGGTGTTCTTTTATCTTCTCGCGCAGTCAAAAGGATATGTTTGAAAGGGTAACACAGAGGACGTACATTCATGATACAATGCAACCAGTGGAAGAGCGCCCAGGGAAACCGGGGCGCTTTTGCTATTATCCAAAGGGGGTGGCGGAATGGAACTGACGGAAAAGCAAAAAGCATGGATTGACTATTACAAGCAGGGACATACCGCTACCGAGGCGGCGAGACTAGCGGGATATAAAGCGAGAAGCAACAATAGCTTTCAAAGCATTGGCGCAGAAAACTTGCGGAAACTTGCTGGATTCGTAAAAGAGCGTGACGCTGTGCTAGAAACGCCGAGAATAGCCGACATGGAGGAAATCAACGCCTTTTGGACAGAAACCATGCGGGATGAAACTGCAGATCGAAGGGACCGGCTTAAAGCTTCTGAATTGAGAGCAAAATGCCTCGGCGCGTTTTTGGATCGAAAAGAGGTCACGATCCAGCCCACGAATTGGTATATCGGTGGTGAGGAGGATGGTGAAGAAGGGGCGCAGACTTAACCCGGCAGCCTTTAACGAATGGGTATGGAAACGCCTGACGGACTATTCCCACCGGCAAGAGGTATATTACGGCGGGGGGGGCAGCGGTAAAAGCTACGGAGCCGCGCAAAAGGTGTTATTGAAAGCCATGAACCGGCGTCGGAAGGTGCTGGTGGTGCGGAAGGTGGGCGTAACGCTGCGGGACAGCATATTCCAGCTATTTCTTGATCTGCTGGTAGAAGCGGGTATTTTACAAAGCTGCGTAGTGAACCGCACAGATATGAGAATCACGCTTCCGAACGGTTCCATGCTGTTATTCAAGGGGCTGGACGATAGGGAGAAAATCAAGTCCATAACCGGCATAACGGATATTGTTATCGAGGAGGCCACGGAGCTGACGGAGGACGATTTCACCCAATTAGATTTACGCCTGCGTCCGCCTGACCCGGACCCGCAAATATATTTGATGTTCAACCCGGTATCAAAAGCCAATTGGGTATATGCCCATTTCTTCCTTGATCCGCCGAAGGAATCGGTCATAGTCCAAACCAATTACAAGGACAACCGATTCCTTCCCGCGAGCTATATTTCTACTCTGGAGGATATGCAACGGCGTAACCCTGCCTATTATCGCATTTACGCATTGGGCGAATTTGCCACGCTGGACAGGCTGATATACCCGTGCGTCGAGTGCAGGATTATCCCATCGGAAGAGGTTGCCGGACTAAAATTGTGGGTTGGGCTGGATTTCGGGTATATAAACGACCCGTCCGCCCTGGTTTGGGGATACTGGGACGAAGCCAACCACACTATCTACATAACCGGGGAATACGTCAAAACCGGCATGTTGAACGATGAAATCGCGTCCCGGATTATTGAATTGGGATTGTCGAAAGAAATCATCATAGCCGACGCGGCCGAACAGAAAAGCATAGCGGAAATACGGAGAGCGGGCGTTCCGCGTATCCGGGAATCCAGAAAAGGCCCGGACAGCGTTGTCCATGGCATTCAATGGATCAATCAGCAGCGGATTATTTTGGACGAGCGTTGCACAAACACCCGGGAGGAGACGGAAAACTACACATGGGAAAAGGACCGGAAAACCGGAGAATATATCAATAAACCGGTTGACGCCTATAACCATTGCCTGGACGCGGTGCGCTACGGCTTGCAAAGCGTTACAAGTATGAACAGGCTGCAAACAATGAGCAAAGCCCTTTTCGGGCTGTGAGGGGGAACACACATGATCTTGATAGAACCGGATATGCAGTTGACGCCGGAGCAAGTCGGATTGATCGTCATGCGCTACGTTTCTTCCGAAATGCCAAAGCTGTCCAAATACCGGAAGTATTTCGACGGTGAGCAGGCGATTATGGGAAAGACCTACAACGACAGCACAAAGCCTTGTAACCGGATCGTTACAAACTATTGCGATAACATCGTGAACAACTATAACGGGTATTTGACCGGCCTTCCCGTGTCATACAACAGTCAGGATAATATAGACGATATCCAGGAAGTTTTAAAGTACAATGACGCCGCCGCAAAAGACGGCGCGTTTTTGCGTTCCTCCCTGATATACGGAAAATCCTATGAACTGCATTATGTGGACGAATACGGGAAACCGCGCTTTGACCTGATCGACACGCGAGAAGGGATTCCAGTATACGCCAACACCATCACACGGGATATCTTATATTTCATCCGGTTTTATCCGCGTTCCACACTGGATAGTAACGATGGGTTTGTTGTGGAAGTGTACGACGGTGAATACCAGGAGCGGTATTATTGTGGGAGCGAATTTACCGGGCTAATTCTGCAGAGCAGAGAACCCCATCATTATGGCCAGGTGCCGGTTATCGTGCTTCCGTTAAACGATGACGAATACCCCATCTTCTACAAAATCATGGGGTTGCAGGACGCATACAACACCCTTCTTTCCGGTGAAGTAGACGATTTTGAGGCGTTTTGTGACGCCTATCTTGCCCTTACCGGTATGGAAGTGGATGAAGAAAATGTTCAGGCCATGAAGGAAAACCGCGTCCTTGTGATTCCAGAAGGCGGGGACGCGAAATATATTACAAAAAGCGTATCGGATACGCAGATTCAAAACATGCTCCAGAACATCAACGACACCATACACAAAATAGCTAATAGCCCGGATTTTTCGCAAGAATCCTTTGGAGTATCGTCCGGGATCGCCCTGCGGTTCAGGTTGCTGGGGTTCGAGAATGCCGCTTCGGCCATTGCCTCCAATTTCAAAAAGGCTTTGCAAAAAAGAATAGAGCTGATCTGCACTATTTTGGGCATAACCGGCTCGGACGACGTGTGGAGAGATGTGGATATCATCATAGACCGCAATATCCCGGTAAATGAAACGGAAGCGGCAAACATGGTGAATACGCTGCGCGGCCTCGTTTCCGATAAGACGCTTTTAACCCAGCTTCCTTTTATCGCTGACGCGGACGCGGAAATGGAAGCAGTCAAGGCGCAGAAGGCCGAAAACATGGAGCTGTACAGCTTTGGCGGCGGGGAGGCGGAAATGAATGACGAAACCCAACGGACAGTATTGGGCGGAGAGGATATCCACACAACAGCAGATAATGGGTGACAAGACGCTGACTGACATAAATCGACGGTTGGTCCAGTATTACCGGGCGGCGGCGGCAGATATCGAACGGGACATTTTACGCTTGTTCGACAAGCTGACTGATGAAAGCATTGATGGGATTATCCGGCCGAACGATCTCTACAAATACGGGCGGTATTACGATCTGCAGAGAGAAATATACAAGCGCCTCCAGGAACTGGGCGAACAGGAAATCGCCATGCAAACAGCGAAATATAAAGAGCTGTACGACTGGATAAATGAAAATATGCCAAGCGCCATACCGGACAACGCCGCCCGACCGGTGTGGACGGCCTATAATCCCGTACAGGCGGAACAGATCATCAACAGCGTTTGGTGCTCGGATGGTCTATATTGGTCTGATCGCGTGTGGAACAACAAAACGGCCCTACAGCAAAGGATTGAAAAAGGTCTTGTTGACTGTGTTGTCAGAGGAGCCAAAAAGTCAGAGCTTGTCAAACAGCTTCAAAAGGATTTCGGCGTGGGATACAACGCGGCAGAAAGAATAGCCAGAACGGAGCTAACCCACGTGCAGAATGAAGCGGCGGCGGAGATATACACCCGAGCAGGAACCACCCATTACCAATTCGTCAACACTCTGGACGGGAGGACATGCCCGGCCTGCCGGGGGCTGAACGGGAAAACCTTTGCTTTTGCCGATAAGAAGCCGGGGGTAAATTTTCCACCCGTACACCCGAACTGTCGTGGCAGGATTGTCGCGGTAATCACCATGAAAAACGGGGGAGAAATTGTCCCGGTTGTAAGAGGACCCAGGAAGAAAAAAACATAAGGCACTCAGCGGGGCGGTCATGCGCCGCAACGCGGGCAATATAGGGGGCGGTCATGCGCCGCAACCGCCGAAAGGAGAAAAACACATGGAGGAAACCAAAACAGGGGCCGTCCGGGAGACGGAACCGACCGAAACCACGGTCGAACAGATCGACCAGGAGGGAAAATCCACATTCACCCGAGAAGAGGTCCAGGAGCTTTTAAGGCGCGAAACGGACCGTCGCGTCACCGACGCCATGAGGAAGGCAGAACGAAAAAAGGCCGCGGCTGTGAAAGAGGCGGAAAAACTGGCCGCCATGTCCGCCGATCAAAAAGCGCAATACCAGCTAGAGCAAAAGGAACGGGAACTTGCCGAGCGGGAGGAAAGGCTATCGGTAGCGGAAAACACCGCCGAGGCGCTGAAAATCCTAGCGGATAAGGGAATCCGTCCCGGCCTTGTCCGGTTCGTAGTGGCCGCCGACGCGGAAACCATGATGGACAATATCAACGAATTGGAAAAGGAGTTCAAGGCCTCTGTCAAAGCAGAAGTAGAGCGCCGCATGGCGGGAAACACACCGAGGCGTAACCTGCCGCCGGATCATGTGATCGATAAGGCGGCGTTTGCTCGGATGAATCTCATGCAGCAACAGGAGATATACCAAAACAACCCGGAGCTGTACAAGCAGCTTACGGGCACTTGATAAGGAGGAAAAATTATGGCAACCGCACATGTATTGTATGACAACAAGGTGCTGGAAAACAGAATCACCAACCTTGTAAATACAAACCTAGAAGTCCGATCTCTAATGACAATCGATTATAGCTTGACTACAGAGGCGGGTTTGACGAAAACCGTTCATAAATACACCTATTCTGGCAAGGTGGAGAAGCTGGCCAAGGGTGCCAAGAACAGTGAGCGCGGGAAGGTGACTTTCGAATCCGTCGATTACACCGTTAATCGATATCAACAGACCTACGACTATAACGACATGGACGTTATGAAAGACCCCATGGTGGTGGACGTAGCTTCCCGAGGGGCCTCTACTCTCATGTCAAACCAGATCAAGGACGAATATTTTGCGGAGCTGGCGAAAATCAGCAACAGCCATACCTATACCAAAGGCACCAGCCCCAACTACGACACCATTGTGGACGCACTAGCCACGCTGAATCAGGAAGTAGAGGCTGGTATATTTATTATCATGGGCAACGACATAAAGGCCGCCTTCCGCAAAGACCCGGATTATAAGTCCGCCAAGGAGGGCGAAATTCTGTATACCGGCCAATTCGGCACCATATGCGGCTTACCTTGCCTATACTCGAAACTTGTCCCTGCTAAGACGATCTATGTCACAAATAAAGAAGCCGTGAAATTCTTTGTAAAAAGGGAAGGTTCAGTTGAGCAGGGTAGAGACATTGAAACCAAAGAAAACACGGTGGTGTATGAGCGCCACGGTCTGGTGGCCTTAGAGGATGAAACCAAGTCCGTAATAATCACAGAGGCAGCCACCTAAGGGGGATGGGGAACCATGGAACCGCTGCAGAAGCTAAAAATCCTGTTGGGGGATCGCGCTGCAAACTATACGGACGAATACCTATCGCTGGTACTGGACGAAGCGGAGGCGGAGGCTTTGGCCTATTGCCGCCGAGAGGATGTGCCGGATGGATTGGCCGTCGCTGTCGTGCGCATGGCGCTGGTGAAGGTCAACCGCACAGGATCGGATGGCCTTTCCTCACAGGGGTACAGCGGAACCTCGGAAGCCTATATTGACGGATATCCGGCGGAAATCGCGGATATTCTACGCCGGTATAGGAAGCTGGTGGTTTTGTGATCGAAACGGGAATGCGGGTATACCCCCTGTGGCTTATCCCGGAAGATAAAGACCGATATGGAGAGCGGGTGGAACCGGTAGAGGCCGGGACCGCCCGCTTGTCCATTTCCCTATATGCGCAATCCGTAGCGGATAACGTCAATTACAAGGATTGCCAGTATATCGGCCTGACAAACGACCGGACTATAACCGAATCCCATCTGATCCAGTACGGGAATAAGCGGTTGAAGGTCAAGCTGGTAAACCCATCCGGCCGGATGATTCAATTGATCTTGGAGGAATGGCAGCCATGAAACACGTGAATTGCGACAAGCTCATGGTTCGGCTGAATGGTATGGAAAAAATGGATGGGCTTCTGAAAGGGATAACCGAGGCCTGCTTTTTGGTACAGAAAGCCGCTGTCGGCAACTGTCCAGTGGATACAGGAGAACTGCAGGGATCCATCACGATAGTGGAACCGAAACCGGGCCGGGAGCCTGCCGGAATCGTAGGGACCAATAAGGAATACGCCCCCTACGTAGAGCTAGGCACCGGCCTTTTTGCAGTCAACGGAGATGGCCGACAGGATGTTCCGTGGAAATATCAGGACGCAAAAGGCGAATGGCACACCACCAGCGGGCAGGAACCGCAACCCTTTTTAGCTCCTGCTCTGCAGGATAACGTGGACGGCGTGAAAAAGCTGATTGCTGCGGGAATACGGGGGGATTTGTAGTGGTTGACTACATACCGGAGCTTGTTGCTGCTCTAGACACGATACTCCCCGCGCACCCGGAACCGGGGATATCAAGCGGGACCAATGTCCCTTGTATCACCTACCGGGAAACCAATTACACAGACACGGCGGTCGGAGACACCCTCGGGTATATCGAAGTGACCGTTACGCTGAAAGTATGGGCAAACAGGCGGGAAACCGCGCAGGAATACGCTGGCAAGGTATCGGAAGCCATGCGCAGGCTTGGCTATAAACGCACAGGCGGCGGGGAGCTTTCAGCCGCCGGGAGACATTGTACGGTTATGATCTACACCGCCACCATGGCGGAACGATGGAAAGGAGAATAAACATGGCTGGATTGTTATCACTTAACACAAAAATCGGGTATAAAAGCGGCGCAGAAGCCTCCACTTATACGGATATCCCGAATTTAACGGAGGTTCCTGAAATCGGCGGCAGCCCGGAGAAAGTGGACGTTACCACCCTGGCGGACAACGCAAAGCGATATATCAACGGTATCAAGGATTACGGAGACCTGGATTTTAAATTCCTATACGACAACGCCTCCGAGGGAGCAAATTACAGAATCGTCAAAGGCCTGGAGACCGCCGGAACCCTTGTGGATTGGCAAGTCAGTTTGCCGGATGGAACCGCTTTTGCCTTTTCCGGCTATCCGACGGTGAAGCTGGATAGCGTTTCTGTTGGAGCGGCCTTGTATTTCACGGTGAGCATTGCCCTCAACAGCGATGTAACCGTAACAAATCCGAGCACAGGAGGTTAAAACATGCTTTATACCGAATTTCAGGTGGGCGGCAAAGCCCTAAAACTGCGAATCACGGCGCGGGCCTGCGTGGCCATGGAGAAGAAGCTCGGCCGGAATCCCGTCAGCATATTCCTGGACGGCGCTTCCGGGAACCTCCCTACCCTATCTGACGTGCTGACGGTTATCCATGCCTCGCTGCAGGCGCTTGAACATGGATATACGGAGGACGCCGTATACCGTCTCTACGATGAATACGTGGAAGAAGGTCATAACATGTATGACCTGATCCCCGTAATTATTGACGTGTTCAAGGTATCCGGCATTTTCACGGATGAAGCGCCGGAGGGAACCGACCCAAACGAGTAAGCGGGGAAGAATCCCCGCGAACCTACGCGGAGCTGTTTGCACGGCTGCTACCGGACGCCCTGGACGCCGGAATGACGGCGGAGGGTTTTTGGCTATCCACGCCGGGGGAGATCGCGGACGCGGCATTGAGCCATCACAGGCGTAGGAAAGCAGCCCTGACAGAGCGGGCGTCCATGGATTACCGGCTTGCAAGTCTAATAGAGCTGGCGTTTTGCGGTAAGGTCCCGCCGCTGCACGAGGCATACCCAGGGCTGTTTGACGCGCAGGACGTGGTGCAGGATTGGCGGATTGCCAAAGAGCGCCTTATGCGGTACGCGGAAGCCCATAACAGACGCAGAAAGGAGGTAAAAGAGGTTGACGGCGGAGCAGCTACAAGTCATCATCAGCGCCAAGGTTGACCAGTTCAACCGTTCTATAAAAGTCGTGAAGCAGCAGATCGGCGGCGTGGAAAACACGGTCAGCCAATCCTCGCAGAAAATTACCGGCATATTCTCCAAAATTGGGAAAATGGCGGTCGCCGCTTTTGGAACCAAGGCCCTCGTATCTTTCGGCAAGGAGGCCGTCAGCCTCGCCTCTGATCTGCAGGAAGTACAAAACGTAGTAGACACGGCGTTCGGCGGCATGTCCTCGCAGGTGGAAGCCTGGTCGAAAACCACTATCGAAAAATTCGGTATGTCGGAGCTTGCGGCCAAACAGACCGCCTCTACCTACATGGCCATGTCCAAGGGACTAGGTCTCGCGGGACAACAGGCGGCTAATATGGCCATGCAGGCGGCGGAACGGACCGGCGATATTGCTTCCTTTTACAATATGAGCCAGTCCGAAGCCGATACACTCATGAAATCCATATGGACCGGCGAAACGGAAAGTTTGAAGCGGATCGGCGTTGTCATGACACAGACCAACCTAGACGCTTATGCCTTGGCAAACGGATTCGGAAAGACCACGGACGCCATGACGCAGGCTGAACAGGTGCAGCTACGCTATAAGTATGTCATGGAACAAACCAACCTTGCCGCCGGGGATTTTCAGAAAACCTCCGGAAGCTGGGCGAATCAAACCCGTATACTGTCCGAGCGGTGGAAACAGTTCATGACCACGGTGGGGAATGGTCTGCTGCAGGTACTAACGCCGGTAATTCAATTCCTCAATACTGCGCTGCAAAAGCTGGTGGATTTTTCAACCGCCGTCAGCTCCGTTATTTCAAAGGTGTTCGGCAGCCAGTCCAAAGACCAACAGCAATCAGCGGTCGCAACCGAGCAGGCCGCCGCCGCACAAGGGGAACTTGCGCAGAACATAACCCAAACCGGCAAGGCGGCCAAGGGTGCGCAGAGCAGTATAGACGAATTGAACATATTGTCCCAGGACAGCGCCGAAAGCAATGCTTCCGCAACGCCTGCCGCTTCTGCCGGAGCGTCCGGCCTGAGTATGGCCGTGCAGGTTGTGGAACCGGATACCTCCAAGGTGGAAAAGGCTGCTGAAAGGATCAAAAAGGCGTTTGAAAAGATCAAAGCGCCTATCAGCAAGGCGTTCGGAAGTATTGGAAATTCTGTTTCCGGCCTTTGGAAAAACACCTTAAAGCCCATGGGCGAGTATGTGGTCGGTGATTTTGTTCCCACCGTGTTCGGTGGGTTTGCCGATACCTTATTCCCTATTTTTGAAGATACCTTCCCCGTGGTGATGGACCAATTTGCACAGGATTTTGATTTTGCCTGCAGCCGGTTCGGCCAGATTTCAGACGATATACTTATGCCCTCGTTCGAGCATATAAAGACAGTTGCCTCGGATATTTTCGGCGGGATCAAAGCCTCATGGGATGAACATGGAGCGGGTATTCTGTCCGGATTTGAGGGCTTTAAAGAATCGGTCAGGGAGATATGGGACACCCTCTATAGCAATGTTATAGAGCCGGTTTTCACCCGCATTTCCGGAACCGTGACATGGTTGTGGAACGATCATTTGAAACCCTTGTGGGACAATTTGACCGATTTTTTCGGGTCTGTTTCCGAATTCTGCTTGGCGTTATGGAACAACGTCCTGGCCCCTGTGGTCAATTATATCGTCCAAAAAGTTGGTCCGCCCATTACTCTGATCGTCGGCACTATAGGCGACGTGGTGGGAACGGTAATAGCTATGATATCGGACATTATCGGCGGTATCATAAAGACGCTATCCGGCCTCCTGGACTTCCTGACAGGGATTTTTACAGGAAATTGGGATAAGGCATGGAACGGTATCAAAAAAGCGTTCAACGGCGTATGGGAAACCATGGAGGGCGTGGCAAAGGGCACCATAAACATTCTTATTGATGGGATCAACATGTTATGGGGCGGCGTTTACAATGTCGTGAAGGGCATTGTGGACGGTATCGGCGGTATTGCCGGAGCCATCGGGGATATATTCGGTCAGGATTGGCATTTTTCCATGCCTGCCGAGCCTCCCCTTATTCCGAAACTGGCGTCGGGCGGCATTGTTTCCGCGCCAACCCTCGCTATGATAGGCGAGTATAGCGGGGCGAGGTCTAACCCGGAGGTTGTGGCCCCTCTCAACACCCTGGTGGATATGATCGGCGGCGCCAGAGACCCGGAAGTGCTGAACCTGTTGAAAGGAATAACCACGCTCCTTGAAGCCATCAAAGACAAAGACCTGCGGTTATATATCGGGGATAGAGAAATAGCGCAGGCGGCAAACCGAGGCGGTAAGGCCCTGGGCTATTCTGTCGTTACGGGGTGATGATGTGCAAAATACTTTTATAACCGTCAATGGATCGAGATATCCTTACCCGGATTGCGAATCCGGAATGCAGACGCAGACTACCCTTGTGAACGGCGGCAGAAATGCCCAGGGCGTATTCATCGGCCAACGGATAGGGAGAGATCAATCCAAGATTGAATTGCAATGGACGATCATGGAAGCGCAGACATGGACCTCCCTACTGCAGCAATTTGAACGCAAGTTTGTATCAGCCGTTGAATACTACGATATGGCGAAAGGGGCGGTCATTGTCCGAAATATGTATGTGAGCGACCGGACCGCCCGCCCCTTCCGCATTGATCCGGCAACCGGAATTTGGCTGATCGCCAAGGATTGTAAGCTGAATTTGATCGATACGGGGGGATAAGGGTGTATCCAGTAAGCGGGAAATACAAGGAGATGATGGACCAGGATGTCCGGGAGGCGGCGATATCCCTGGAGATGGACCTCATCCGGCTGGATATGGACATTCAAACCAGCTATAGCGTGACCGGACCGGATGAGGCGGACTACAGCGATATGCTGCGGGTGAGCGGGGACCCGCCGCCGAAAAAGGCGGCTTTGGAGCGCGACTATATGCGGGCGGACGGGTCCTACACCTTGGCGGATGTATCCTACTATATCAGCCCGACCATATCCGGCACAACTGCGGATTCGTCCGGGTTGTACCCCATCGATTCATGCGGGGTCACGCTGGTGCAGCAGCGGGGGACGCTCTCCCCCGTTTCCCTGGTGCTGGAGGCAGATCCGGCCGTCGGGAAGGTGCAGGCGGTACAAGGGAGCTATTCCTCCGTCCTTACCTCAACCGACGGTGTATTCCGCTTCACCGGCCTGCCGGGGGATTCCATGGCGGATATCTCTCTCACGGTACTGGCTATGAACGGCCCCCAACGTCGGGCGCACCTATATCAGGTATATATGGGGACGCTGGAAACCTACGGGCGGATGGATATCCTGTCGGCCGGTTACGTGGATATCAACGACGGCATTTGCCTGGAACTTCCCCAAAAGACCCTTTCGGTAACGGTCGACAACCTGGGAGGGAGATATGATCCAGAAACGGAATACACCACTCCCACCTTCCGGAGATTCCACACCCAGGCGTTGGTTCGAATGTACGTGGACCAGGAGGTATGCAGTATAGGGCGGTGGTTTTTGGATACATACACGGTGGATGAAACCTCCGTAGCCTTTCACTTTGTCGGGCCGCTGGCGGTGATGAATGAATACCCCCATCTATGGAGTTCCACGGAGGTCAAAACCACGCTGCAGAGAGTGGAGGAAATCGTCAGCCCCAGCCTGGAGCTGATGGACGTGACCACGGATAAGCCGGTCAAATCGGGAGCGGAGCGGTACGGGATAACGGCGGAATGCGGCGAATGGGTATGGTTATACAATATCCCCCGTCCCTCCCCGCCGGTTTCCGGTGCGCAGGCGCTGCAGCTTCTATGCAACTACGCCAATAACGCCATACTCCAGGGTCGTACATGGCTGGACCCCCAAAACAACCACGCAACCGCCGACCTCCATATTATTGGCATGGGCTGGATAGGGGGACAGCGGGAAATCCCCTACCGCCTCATGCTGGGTACGCCGAAATGGCAGGTAGAGGACGCGGTAGGCCGAATCCGGGCGGAGGTATACTCCACAGGCAGCGAAACCACGAATGAAACCCTGGCGGATCAATTTTGGTTGTCTGTCGGGTACGACGAAGCGGTCACAGCGGATCAGCCTATCGCCTCCGTTACCGTCCCACCCGGTTCAGGAGGCTACGGCACGGCCTTGCGGACGGCGGCATTTGCTTACGCCTGGTATTATACCGCGCAGGATGAGAGCTATTACACCCCTTCCCCGGTAACGGCGCAATTACATAAAATCATCAAAACCCCCGTGACGGCGGAGTATGGGGAGGGTACGGAAAAAACGCTTTCAAACCCGCTGCTGAGTAATTCAAGCGAAAGCTCCTCATCCGTGGTGACGGTACAGAACTATTTACAGCGTATGTACAACGAAATCAAGCATAACCTCACCGCCACCCTGTCCCACCGGGGATACCCGGAACTGGACGCGGGGGAACTGGTCATGGTACAGACCAAGCCGGAGGGGGAGTATGTGGAGTGCCGGGTTCTGGAGAACCGGTGGACGCTGAACGGCGGGGCCTTGAGCGGGTCAACGAAAGTGAGGCGGTTGGCGTGATTACCCCCAAAACGGATTGGAAAAGCACGGACTTTTATAACCTAGAGGACCACAACCGGATTGTGGACAATCTCAACGAACTGCTGACCCGGTACGAGCTTGATTCCCCGATTCCTCACGGCGTGTGGGGGGAGCTGCTGACGGCTGACCACCGGCTGGCCATTTCCGGCGCGTATAACCGGATCATCCAGACGGCGGGGTATACGGGGACCATCGACAGCAGCGACAGGTGGTTCGACGCGGAAGAACTTAATCGGATCGAATCCGTTATTCTGGCACTGAACCAGCCGGACGGCAAAGCGGAATACAGCGCCGGGCTGATTTACGATACCGGCGCGGTATATGAAGGAGGCGCACATGGTTAAGATCAATTTCAAAGGGCTGGTTGCCCAGTATAAGAACCGATTCCGGCTGTTGCCAGTGGCGGACGCGGCGAATTTATACGATTTGGTCCCCGAGAGAGGAACGGTCACGCAGGAGGGGGACGAAATCACCGCCGAGGCCATGAACCAAATGCAGGATAATGTAGAATTCGCTATGGTAGAGACGTTTGGTAATGAGCTGTACGGGGATGTTTTCCGCTTTGGATATGAAATCGGCGGGTTTGATATAGTCGATGGTGAGGTGAACACGAAAGTCCGCGCCCGGACGGTGGAGAAAGCGATTTTTGTCCGCAAAGGAATGCGGGTACCGGGCGGGGGCGTGTATCAGGTGTATGTGGTGGCGGTGGATTTCACTGGGGCGGCCCTGGAGGTGCTGTGCAGCTACGCCAACGAATACGTTGCCCAGGCGGATGGGTATATCCGCTACACCGTGAAAAGTATAGCGAACCCCGATACCGAACTGACGGAGGCGGACCTACCGTTGATTGCGGAAAAG